GCGTTCAAGATGGATGACATCGAGGACCAATTTTCAAATGTTGACTACGTTAGCCTAGCTGCTGACAGAGCTGCGTTTAAAATGGCTGACTCAATGGATGCAGACATTCTATCATACATGTCAGGTCACACAACTGCAGGTGCTTACATTACCGCAACATCAGGTGATGCACAGCACGACACAGCTGGAAACCTAACAGGTGAGTTTTTAACTGCTAACCATTTGGACGCAACGGACTTCGGTTCATTGGGTACTGCTGACTCTGCTTCAACAGCATATGCTAATGGCGATTCAATCCCATTGGCTCCACGTCTTCCAGGCGCAACAGCGTTGTCTACAGCGACTGTTTCACCTTTGACAGTGGTTGCTCGTATGGCACGTCAGATGGATCAAGCAAATGTTGACTCAAGAGGTAGATGGCTGGTCCTAGACCCAGTATTTATTGAGATGCTCAAAGACGAAGATTCACGTATGTTGAATGCTGACTTCGGTGGAGCAGGTCTACAAAATGGCTTGGTCTTAAACAACCTACACGGCTTCCGTATTTACCAATCTAACTCTTTACCTTCTAAAGGTACAGGTGCTGGAACTTCTGGTGCATTAGCACAAGACGTAAACTTTGGTGTTATCGTAGCTGGTCAAGACGATGCTGTTGCTTCTGCTGAGCAGATCAACAAGGTTGAGAACTATCGTGACCCAGATTCATTCGCGGACATCGTGCGCGGTATGCATTTATATGGTCGCAAGATTCTTCGCCCAGAAGCATTAGTCACAGCGCACTACAACGCTGCGTAATAAAGTATAACACTGGGGCTGGCTATATGCTGGCCCCTTTGTGCATTTAGAAACATAAAGGACATAACCAATGGCTATTACAACGGCGATGTGCAACAGCTTCAAGCAAGAGTTACTTGGTGGTGTTCACGATATGGATACAGATACACTTAAAGTAGCTCTAATAAAAGCCTCACCATCAGGCACTTATGGTGTTGGTACAGCTAATTATTCTGACGTAACAGGTAACACAGATGAAGCAGTAGGTACTAACTACTCTGCTGGGGGTCAAGCTCTAGACAGTGCTACTATTACATTATCAGGAAATACAGTATTTTTAGATTTTGCAGATGAAGTATTTAGTAATTTGAGTATTGCTGCAGACGGTGCTATAATATATAATTCATCACAGGCTAACAAAGCTGTTGCTGTGTTTGATTTTGGTGGTACTGTTACATCTACAAGTGGTGACTTTACTATAGTATTCCCATCAGCAGATGCTAGTAACGCTGTAATTCGTATTACGTAAACAACAAGACAGGTATTGCATAATGGCATTTATCATTAAAGATCGTGTAAAAGAAGGTACTACCACTGTAGGTACAGGGTCTTTTTCTTTAGGTGGATCTTCTGCTACCTTTGATACATTTCAAGCTTACATGTCTAATGGCGATACAACTTATTATGCTGTTGTACATACCTCTTCTGGTGTTGACGAATGGGAAGTAGGCATTGGTACTTGGAATACGGGTAATACACTTTCTCGTACTACAGTATTAGCAGGGTCTAACGGTACTTCTGCTCAGAACTTCTCTGCAGGTACTAAAGATATATTTATGACATATCCTGCTTCTAAGGCAGTATATACAAATGTTAATGGAGAAATAGACATTGATGGGGGTACTATTGACGGTACAACTATCGGTGCTGTTACTGCAGCTCCAGGTAACTTTACCTCAGGTGATTTTACAGGCGATGTTGATGTAGACGGTAAAATACATATCAGTGAATATGTAGATTTTGATCCCCAAACATCACACCCAGCGCATCGTGAGGGTCGTCTATGGTATGATAATGTGCATAAGACAGTAAATTACCACAGTGAAGACTCTAATGTTGTACACGAACTAGGTGTTGAAGAACATGCGCGTGTATATAATGCTTCAGGCTCTACTATTAGTAAAGGTAAGCCTGTTTACTTTTCAGGTAGTCATAGCACTAATGGGACACATGTTCCTACAATAGCTTTAGCTAACGCTACATCTGAGAGTAAATATAAATCTGAAGGTATGACTGCATCAGATATACCTAATAACTCATACGGTTACATAGTTACTGCAGGTCTTCTAGACGGTATTGATACTAGTCACCTTAGTGTTGGCCAGGTTTTTACAGGAATTACAGACGGTGCAACTCAGACTATGCCACCTGTATACCCAAACTATCCTATGTGCTTGGGTTTTGTTGTTAAGGTAGATAGTTCAGAAGGTGTTATATTCCTAGCACAACAAAACCATTCTATCAAAACATTCCGTGTTCAGATGGATCAACATATAGGTGGTAGTCTTACTATTGATGGAAACCTTAATGTTACAGGTACAACAAGTTCTACCTCTACAAGTGACGTTACTGCAGGTGCACCTTTCTACAGAGCTAATGAAGGCGATGCTATTGGTGAAGCAGGTACTACTTTTACAGGTACAGGACTTGATGATGCTTTCTTCTCTGGTCATTATACAGGTACAGCCACTATTACTTACGATGTTAAGATTGATGGTGTAGGTACAGGTACGGGTGGTGTAGATACCTTTGCAGTGAGTCGTGATGGTTTTAATACTACATTCTCTAGCGCAAATGATATTACAGGTAATAAACAGCTTATACACTCTGGAGATAACATTTATGTTGAGTTTGGTGCAACAACAGGTCACACACTAAATGATAACTGGGAAGGTGTAGCGTCTCCTGTTAATGTGGACTCTGGCTTCTGGACTAATCGTAACACGGGTGCATCGGGAGTTGGTTATACGCATATGGGAATATGGTATGATGCTTCTTCTTCTAAGTGGTATCTAACAGACGAGTATGACCCTGTACCAGCAGGTGCTATTGACAGATCTCATTCAAGTTATGTTAAGGCTACATTAGATGCAAATATTGAAGGTAACGTAACTGGTAATGTTACAGGTAATTTATCTGGTAATGCTACAACAGCTACAACACTAGAGTCACCCCGTAATATTGGTGGTGTTTCTTTTGATGGATCTTCTGACATAAACCTTGCTGGTGTTAACACATCAGGTAACCAAGACACTACAGGTAATGCAGCCACAGCTACAACATTAGAAACATCTCGTACCATACAACTAACTGGAGATGTAACAGGTAGTGCCACATTTGATGGTTCTGCTGATGCTACTATTACAGCTGTTGTACAAGATGATAGTCACTCTCATGTTGTTTCTAATGTAGATGGATTACAGACTGCCTTAGACTCTAAAGCACCAACAGCACGTAATATTACTGCAGGTAATGGCTTGACAGGTGGTGGTGATTTAACTGCCAACCGTACATTTACTGTAGGTGGCGGTACTGGTGTTACAGTTAATGCTAATGATATTGCTATTGGTCAGGATGTTGCTACTAGTGCTAACCCTACGTTTGCTAACATTACCTCAACAGGAAATATATCAGTAACAGGTACAGTAGATGGACGTGATGTTGCAGCAGACGGTACTAAACTCGACGGTATTGAATCTGGAGCAACAGGAGATCAAACCAACGCAGAGATACGCGCAGCCGTAGAAGCCGCTTCTGATAGTAACGTATTTACTGACGCTGATCATAACAAATTAAACGCTATAGAAGCTAACGCTAAAGACGATCAGACTATTACTGCTGGTGCTGGTTTATCAGGTGGCGGTACTGGTAATGTAACTTTAAGTCATAGCGATACATCTTCTCAAGGTTCATCAAACAACTCTGGTAGAACATACATACAAGATATTACACTTGATACCTACGGACACGTTACTGGTTTATCTACGGCTACAGAAACAGTTGTAAACACAGACACCAACACAACTTACAGCGCTGGTTCTGGACTTGGGTTATCTGGCACAACATTCAGCCACTCAGATACGTCAAACCTTAATGGTAACTACGGTATAAGTGGTAATACTGGTGGTAATGTTGTACAGAGTTTTGTAATCACAAGTGACACATATGGACACGTTACAAACCTTACATCAGCATCAACAAATCTAGACAACCGTTACACGCAGCCGAATACCACTGTATCGTTTACTACAGTAAATGCTGGTACATTTAACACTACCTCAGATGAACGTGCTAAAGAAGATATTACTCCTATTACTGGTGCTTTGGATAAGGTTCAACAACTAGGTGGTTACTCATTCACTCTTAAAGATACTGATGAGAAGTCTTCAGGTGTTATAGCTCAAGAAGTACAAAAAGTTATACCAGAGTTAGTACAAGAAGATGCTGAAGGTCTTCTATCTGTACAGTATGGCAATATGGTTGGTTTGCTCATAGAGGCAATCAAAGAACAACAGACACAGATAGATGAGTTAAAAGAAAAACTTAACAGCTAATAGTTTAAAGGAAAAAAACGAAGATGGCTATAAAAGTAAATAATACTACTGTTATTAATGATAGCAGAGCTTTGCAGAACATCACTTCTGTTGATGCGGCTACCGTGTCAGCTATGAATCTCGGTGGTGTTGGTGGCGCTTCTTATATCAATAAAACATCTAACTACACTGCTTCAACAGGGCAATTAATATCAGCTAATACTACAGGTGGTAGTTTCACTATAACACTACCTTCAAATCCTTCCGTAGGGGATGCAGTAACAATCATAGATATTGATAGGTCTTGGTTCAATAATAATTTGACTGTGGCTGCTTCGGGAAAAACTTTTACTGATAACAAAGGAACAGTGGCACAAAACAGCAAAGTGTTTAACGAAGCTTTAAGTGTAGAATTTATATACACTACTGCAGGTAAATGGTTTTATTACTCAGTATCCACTGGTTTTTTTCCTACGCATCTTTTTATACCTAACTGGTCTTCTGCCGATGATTCAGTAACTTCTGGGACAGGTACATGGAATGCGCCTTCTAGTTGGAATGGACCTGACACTGTGGTTATGCTTATGTTGGGCGCAGGTCAGGCAGGTGCTGGTTACCAATATCCAGGTCAAAATTGGCAACCAGGAGGTGACGGAGGTCATGCCAAAGTATTAGTAGGTACAGTTGATCTTTTGAGTGGTGGTAGTTATTCTATAGGCGCAGGACAAGGGGCTAATAGTTCACAGTGGCAAAGACCTGGTTTTGGAAACCCGACTACATTTCAAGGTCCTTTGGGAGGTACAGTATTTACTACAGCACCAGTTTCTACTAACGATCAAAATATTGGTAATGTTATTACAAATTATGAACCTTCTCCCACATCTGCACTACAAGTTTCAGACTCTCATATTGCTATTAATAAGCTACAAGTAACAGCTACTACTACAGATCTTGAGATCATTAGTAAAACTTGGGGTAACAGAACCCACAATTCCACTGGTAGTAATTCGTCAATTTCAGGTCCTGCAGTATTCTCAGGGGGAAATGGACGAAGTGCTGGATTTGGATCAACATCTGCATCGGGTGCTGTTAGTACATATTCTGGTAATGGTGGGCAGAACTTTAGAGATAACGGTACAGCACCTGGGGGCGCTGGAGGTGGGCCAATAGGAAATAATGTAGGTGGGTCTGGGGCAGCTGGTAGTATCAGGTTTTATAGACAACCACAATAATAGGATAAAAAAAAATGACTAACTCTAATAATAATAACGGTCTTAGTGATACGGAGGTTAAAAACTACACTGCTCAATTCCGCGTTAACAGAAATATAATGTTACGAAAAACAGATCCATATGTTATGCCTGACAGAGTTTCTGATCCTAGATGGGTTACTTTCCGTCAAAAGCTAAGAGACATACCTCAAAACCAACCAAATTTTATTGTAGGTCTTGATGCAGATTATTTTACAGAATGGGAATGGGAAATGTTTGGGGTTCTCGGTTTGGGGATGATGGATTGAGGGTTGCTGTAGTAGGTAAGGGTACAGCTGGGTGTATGACAGCCGCTTATTGTAGCCGTTTTGTAAACGCAGATGAAGTAGAATGGTACTTTGACCCCTCTATAAAGCCACAGGCTGTAGGAGAAGGATCAACGCTAAGTTTACCTAAGAGACTTAATGATTGCTTAAACTTTTCTCCTAGAGAGTTTGATGCTGTTGGTGCAACTATAAAGACAGGTATATACAAAGAGGGTTGGGGTAGTGTTGGAGAACCTTTCACTCACGATTTTCCAAGCCCTTCAACAGGAATACATTTCGATGCACCTAAGTTACAGGATTATGTCTATTCTAAGTTAAAAGATGTCGTGTCTATAAAAGAGCAGAATGTTTCCTCTGATGACATAGATGCAGATTACATTTTTGATTGTTCTGGTAAACCTTCTTCTTTTGAAGATTTTGAATTGTCAAAGTATATCGCTGTAAATGCTGTGCATGTAACACAGTGCTCTTGGGATTACCCAAGATTCAGTCATACACTAGCTATTGCTCGTCCTTATGGTTGGGTGTTTGGTATACCCCTAAAGAACCGTTGCTCTATAGGGTATATGTATAATAAAGATATAAATACACTAGAAGAAGTTAAAGCAGATGTAGAGTTTATACTAGATGAGTATAACTTAGTACCTAATGGAACTACCAACTCATTTAGTTTTTCTAACTATAGGCGTAAGAATAATTTTAAAGACAATATTGTGTATAATGGCAATGCGTCTTTCTTCTTAGAGCCACTTGAGGCTACCTCTTTTGGTACGGTAGATAATATTAACTACATAGCTACACAGAAATGGTTTGAAAACAATTCTTTAGAGTTAGCTAATACTAAATACCATGCTTACATAGACGCTTGTGAGAATATTATAATGTTACATTATGCATCAGGCTCCTCTTTTAAAAGTGACTTTTGGTCTTATGCTAAGGAGAGGGGTATTAAGTGTATGGAGAATGCAGACTCTAGTTTAAACTATATGCTTGAATATTCAAAAGAACCTACTAATATAGGGTCTTACTCTGACAAATTTAAAAAGCCACTTGTTCAGACAGAGCAGTTTAACGCTCTGTACAATAACTGGTGGGAAGGTTCTTTTTCACAAAATAAGATAGGGCTTGGATTATGCCAGTAACTAGTAGCGGTGCAATATCTATACAGGATATAATGACGGAGCTTGGCATCTCTGGTTCAACATCTTTGAATGATGCTGATGTTAGAGGTCTTATTGGTAAAGCGGCAGGTGCTCAGATGTCTATGTCTGAGTGGTATGGCGCACAGGATGCATTCTCTTTTAATGTTTCCACAGGTATAGATGGAGCTTCTACTTTAAGTACTTTAGCGACAGCTGCAGGTTGGGATGGGACAGTGCCTATCATAATGACTGTAGATTCTGGTGTACACATTCGCTCAATGTCATCATCTACACCTTCTTTAACAATAGATGTTGCTGACTCCGAAGTCATAAACAATGGCGCTATCTTTGGACGTGGTGGTAATCATTCTACGGCAGGTGGACACGCTATTAGTATAACTGCATCTGGTACTACAGTAACTAACAACTCTGGTGCATTCATCGCAGGTGGCGGTGGTGGCGGTGGCGGTGCTGGAGGCGGTGGGGGTGCAGGTCAAAGCCCTTATAATCAAGCCTCAAGTAATGGTTCAACAACAGGGAGTTTTAGTACCCCTGGGGGTAGTACAGACAATGTTTATTGGTCAGGATGTTCAATAACTGGCACTGTTATAGGCGGCACAGGCGGTGATCAAGGTGGCGGCGGTGTTACTCCTGCTACTACGTATATAAGCGGAGGCTGTAGTAGTCCATCTTATTTTCACAATCCACCTGGCGTGTATGCAGGTGAACGCCAACAGAATAGTAGTACTAATGTCGCTAACAACCCTGCTCAAGGTGGTTCTGTTCTAAGTGCAACATCAAATACAGACGGTGCAGGTTCTAACGGCGGTGGCGGTTGGGGTAGAGATGGTGAAAACGGTGGTGGTGCTGGTGGTGATGCTATTAATGCAAGTCTATCATATACTTACACAAATAATGGACACGTCTACGGAAGCGTATAAAAGAAAGTTTAGTATAGAATGTTAGGTTTTGTAACTTTATCAGAGACACCTATTTCTCAGGTTACTACTGCAACGGTTGCTAATGCATTTGTACCAAGTGCAAGTGCTCAGTTTGATACAGGTAATTTATTATACGAAGCTATAGCCAATCATAACTTGACCAACGTTTCGGCTAATATTAATTTAGCTATAGAGTTTGATGCTAAAGCTAATATGACTTTAGATTCTAATGTTGTCAGTACAGCTATTGATTCTATACTCACATCTGCTAAAGCTACTATTATACCTACACCTGTGACTGCTTCTTTTACAGCTAATACTTTTGGAGACGTAGACGCTAAAGCCAAAACATCCCTTTCAAGTGTGTCTTCTCTTACCACGCTAGATAATGTAGGATTTAGTGCTAAGGCAAACTCACCTATCACAGGTGTATTTCTAACGTTAAACAATTTTGAATTTTTAGATGAGGACGCTCAAGCTAGTCTAACATTAAGTTCAATACTTACCACAATGTCTGTTAATCTAGCTGACCCAACAGCTGTTGTGTTCCCTTACCAAGACTACGCAAGTCAATACAATAGAAACAATACTCTGTTTATAACTAAAAACAATACAAGTAATACTGTATATATCACTAAACCAAACATAAGTAATACTGTATATATTACCAAGCAAGACACAAGTAACACTGTATATATTACAGCATAAGGATAAGATATGTCATATAAATGGCCTGATAAGGATAAAGATGAAATTGTAGATTACAGTGTAGATTGGTCTCGTTTCTTAGGTGAAGACACTATTTCTGCTACCACTTGGTATATCAAAGATGCAGCAGGTGTCAATACGTTAGTAGAAAATTCTGGTGTTGTTAATGGACTACAGTTTGTTACTGGTACAATATCTGGTAAGGTATCTACTGCTAGGTTTTCTTTAGGTACAAACAATGTAAGATATACAATC